TGTGTCCGTTTTTCGGTTTCGCATGGAAACGTTAATTGAACATTCTTCCCCCCATACCAAACCCGCCATTTCGGAACAAACGGCTTTCCCCATGTTCATACGGTAAAGTTCCCGTCTGTTTTTTGGGTCCTTAATGGTAGGGGCGGGGATAATGTGCCACGGTTTATAAAGCCCCTTCCAAATCCACTTCCAAACAAAAATCCCGTAAAAATAGAATTGCTGAAAAGACGGTATGCCTTTAATGTCGAAAACCGTCTTATACTCTTTTGCGATCCCGACATTAGCCGCTGTTTTCTGCATACGGTTTTTCCACCTTCTTTTTAATTCCTCTATCCATTTCATTTCATGCCCCATCCTTCAATTAAAACGGGTATTGATCGTTCAAACGCATATTCCAAAGCGTCAAGGTTGTCTATATTCGTCGTGCCATCGTCAAGGCGAACGTCTTCAGTCAATTGCTTTGCGTCCCAAATAGCCGTTTTAAGGGCGTCTATCGTGTTTACGGCGCTTTCGTGAATAAGAAACCTATTAGCGCCCATGAGGATGCACAACGCCCTTATTCGGTCGTTTATGGGCTTTTTAAGCGCATTGCCGATATTGACGGGCAATCTGTTCATTGCCGCCGCTGTTCGCAATGAGTTAATCAACGTTTGTTCGGCGCTATCACACCAAACGTCCGTAACCAACCAACGCATTTGACAACGCCGGACGAAATCGACGAAATCATTTGACAGCCGTGTTGCATCCAAAGCCCGCTTTTCCCGGAAATCGTCAAGAACAACAATCCTGTTGCAGGAGAAACCCAAACAACAGAAAGCGTGCGCCGATGTGCCGCCGCCAAAGTCAACCCCGATAACGGCATGATTGATTTGCGGATAGCCGTGTATAATGTAATCGTCCGGGCGGTCTGCAAAGCGTTGATAAATTAACCCTTCCGCAACCGCCCTTTCGCCTAATATGTCCCGGCGATACCAAACGGTATTGGGGTCGTATCGGCTTTCGATTTCTGCAAGGCGTTCCGGCGTAACGGTTGCGTTGTCGTGGATTGTGAAATGTTCGTATTGATACCCGCCCGCAATCCCGTCTTTCCGGTATTTGTCAATATAGTCTTCGTAGATTGCCGCCTTTGGGTTTGACGGGTTCAAGTCCCACAATGTAAGCGGTCTTTGTGCGGCGACTTGCCGACCAAATGCGACCTTGATAAATGATATACGGCTGTCGGAACTGTCGTAATGTTCGTTTATTTCCGTCGCTATCCACAGACCGTATGAGTTACCCAAAATGCGCTTGTAACTGTCTGCTTTTGCGCCGCCTACAAAGATAACAACCTTTTCCCCTGTTTGGGTTTGGATGAATAGCGCTTCGTTGTCCTTAAACTTTCCCCAACGGCAACGTCCCCGGAAAAGGTTTTCAAGACCAAAGCCATTGCAAACGCCTATGTTAAGTTTGGCGTTGCCGATTGTTGACCCGGACGCCAAATGGAATTTATCCGGCGTCTGTTCAAGGTACGCCGCCGCTATAATGCAATGATCTATGGTTTTACCAGATCTGATAGCACCTTCCGCAACACACATTCGGTTGTTAAGTGCCGATTTGATATATCGTTTATGTTTCCCGGAGAAAGCCCCCCACGGAATAGTTTGGCTTTTACTCATCTTTCAACAACTCCGCAAGCGGCGCAAGGTCTTCAACGTCTGCACCTTGTCCGGGTTTGTCAACCTTGTCGGATAGTCTTTCATAAACCGCCGCAAGGTCTTTAATCTTATATTTGAGGATTGCCGCCTTTTTGCCTTTTGTCGTCTTTTTGACCGTGCTATACTCCGTTGCGTCTGTGTCGTAGGCATCAATCATCATCTCAACTTTTGCAAGTATCTTTGACTTGATCCTTTCAAGCACAACGGCATTGTCCGCAACTGTTTCGGCGGTTTTCTGCTCTGTCCTTTCTAACGCTTTGATTTCAGCGGCTTTGCGTTTCTCTGTCCAACCTTCTTTGGCGGCGACGTTCATAATATGCCCCGCCGAAACGTCGTATTTTTCGGCAAGCTTACGCATTGAAATGCCGCCCGCTATGTACTCCGCTTTTATCTTTCGCCAATTCACCCCGGTTTCATTGGTTTTATTCACCCCTGTTAACGGAAACCATTTCGGTTTACGATTGTGTTATACTCCGCAATAATTCCCCGTGACCCCCTCGCACGTTTCATTCAAGAAATAGGGAATTGACCCCGCCGGGTGAAGGAGAAGCACCCGACGCCCCGCTTTATTTCGTCCCCGTAATGAAGAATCGCAAAGAATAAACAGGGACATACAAAAAGACGGGCTGTCCACATTACCCGCCTTTATGCCGAATGAATAATCCCGGCGGCAACTCGCACGCCGCCGGGACGAAATGAGGAACAACCGCTATGGCAAAGCCCCACTATGGCGCTATCATAATATCACATATAAAAGTGCAATGGGGCGCAATGTTTAATCGGTCTTATTTCCAAAATTTGCGCCGCCGTATGGCGGGTCAACTATTGCAAGGTCGAAAAAGTTATCCGGGAAATCTTTCATTCCGTCCACGCAATCAGCGTTATACAAATTGGGCTTTTCGTACATATTTCACCCCGTCACATACTTTCGTCAAGGAATTTCCAAATAATAACCGTGACGCATATTATCATTACCGCAAGAACAAAAGCTTTAGCCCATGTCATGTTATCTTTCCCCCTTTCGGAATAAACGTCGTACACCAACCTGCCGGGACTACCAACCGTAAAAACCCGCCGGGGGCGGGGAAGTCAATAACAGCTTCCCCGTTCCCGATTTCAATTAAAACGCCCGTTTTGATCCGTCCCCATATTTGGACGTTTACATACTGCCCGACTTTTAACATTCGCAAAGTTCCGACCCGTCGTAAAAGTACCAATCCCCCGTGACCCATATTGACGGGTCTGCCTTTCCGTCGTCCATCAGACGAATACGAGTGCCCATGATAGATATATACCCGGCGTTGGGGTTGCTGTTCATGTTCGGCGGGAGCGCATATTTATGCGTGTACTTTTTGAGCGCTTCCCATGCCGCATTGTTGACAACAACACAATCCGGGGCGTCTGTTTTCTCAACCATGTAAGTATCAATCGCTTCCGCAACCATTTCGTTGATTAACTTCGGCTTTCCTTCCGGCGTGTATTCGTCGAGCATATGCGAAAGGCTGTCAAGCATGGTTGCGTTGTTATACATTTGGTTTATATCTTTAAAATAATTAAGAATTTCTTCCTTCGTCAAGTCTATTTCCCCCATTCAAGCAATGTTCCGCAACGCCCGCAACACGTTTTGTTGCCGTAATCGTTCACGGTTTCGCCGCATTTCGGGCAGTTCGCATACTTCCGTTGGCTTGCCCCTGACACGTTCACACGTTCGCCCCGCTTTACGAAAAGACGAAAGTTATTTTTTCACACAGGGCAACGGTCAAACACAACTTTTTCAACCTTATTTGGGTCAAGCACAAAGCTTGACGCCTTTCTCTGTAATTCAGCCAACTTGATAACCAAGTCGCCGTTTTTGCTTTTTTCTTTCGCAACCTGTTCGGCAAGTTTGCTGTTTTCTTCTAAAAGATTTTTGAAATCTGTTTTAATGTTTATGTTCGCTTTTAATTCGCTTAATGCGTCTGCCGTTGCTTTGTCTAACGCTTCTTCTAATTTTTTGTTTTCGACGGTCAACTTTACCTTTTCGCAAAACACCCCGGCGGCTTTCTGCTGTTCTTCTTCAAACGCCGCTTTCATGGCTTCCATTTCACTGTTTAAGCGGTCAATTTCGCTTTCCTGTTCGGTAATAACGGTTAAAGCGTCTACCGCCGTTTTATGAAGATCAGCGCAAACAAACCAATTTTCCCGGTATTCACCAAGCTTTTTCTTTACTTCTTGTATTTTGTTCATTCTTCATTAACCCCCTTTTTAATCATTTTTGCAATGATTGCAAACGACTCTGAAATAATTTCGGCGTGCCGGGCATCCCGCAATTTAAGACCAAACACAGGAATTTCTTTCCCGGTTGAAACGGGGTCTGATCCCTGTTCGGCATAATCTTCCGTTGTGTACCATACGGCAAATAATTCACCGTCTTGTTGTTCAAGACCAAGGCGGCAATGCCCTTCAGCAATGTCGTAAATGGTAGCACCCAACCCGCACGCACCCGCACGTTTCAAATAGTCCTGTATTCCGTCGGCAAGTTCCTTTTCTTCCTTTTCCCGGTCTTCACTCCCGCAAAATTCGCTTATAAGTTTTTCTTCACTGTTTGCCCACTTTTCAAGCACTTCAAGGAACAGCCCGCCCAAACTGTCGGATTCCTGCATAATAGCAATCCGTTCTTCTTGTTCTTCAATGGTCGTTTGGGCGTTGCGGATTTCGTCAATCATCCGGGCGGCTTTGTTCCCGTTGGGGATTTTTGCCGTTTGGATAAACTCAACGACTTTATCAAGCCCGTTAACCGCTTTGCTTGCGTTCATTTCAATCGCTCCCCCTTACTTGTAAGACCCCGCCGCCCTGTGGCAATGGTCGTAAACAAACGACCACACAACCCACGGGCAAAGGTTGGCAAAATAAAGTTTTTTGAAAATGCGGTAAATAACTTTCTTCATTCTGAAATCCCCTTTCGTTTCATAAATTGCCACACTTCCCAAAGCGCCCGACCATGCAGGATAACCATGTTGCGCTTTTCGTAATGCACATCGTTTTGAATATCCTGCAAAGATCTTCCGTTGATATATTTCTCAATCAAAATAACCCGTTGCACATCGTCCGGCACGCTTTTGATTGCGTCCATGATTTCGGACATTACCCGCAAGGCTTCCTTCCGGCGGTCTTCTAACACTTTCGTTGCGTCTATGACATTGACAACGGCGTTTGCCATTAAATCCCCGCCGCCGGACGTCTGCACGCAAATTTCTTTCAGCGCAACTGTTGTATTGGTCGCCGTTTCCATTGCCCGCCGTATCGCACGTTCGATAGCGTCTGATTCAAGGTTCAAGCGCCTATACCGCATTAGCCACGGTTTCGCCGGGTTCTTTGACGTCGGTATCATTTACGCTTCCCCCTTTGTGCCTTTTGCAATCGGACAGCCCTTTCTATCGTTGTCCGTTGCGCTTCTATCTGCAAATTGCGGCGGGTTGCGGCGAGTTGCCGCAAGTTTTGCCACTTTTTATAATTCGGGCAAAGGTCGTGATAAATCCCGCAACCCTTTTTTCCGCAATCAATACAAGGACATTTCATTAAAACGGCAACTCGTCCGTGTCTACCTGTTCAAACCCGCTTTCCGTGTCTACTCTCTCCGGGGCGGGGGCTTGCTCCGGGTCGCTTGCACGGGGCGAAAGAAACTCAATTGTGTCCGCTGTTACTTCAAGACTTGCGCCGTGCCGCCCGTCCTTTTCCCATGTGCGAACGGATACCTCACCGACAACGCAAACCTTTTTGCCTTTTTGCAGGAATTTAGCGCACATTTCCCCACGTTCCCGCCATGCGGTTACGTTAAAGAAATCCGCTTCCGGCTGTCCTTCCTGCTGTCTGCGGCGGTTAACGGCAATGGTAAAAGCGCAAACGCTAATCCCGCTTGACGTTGTTCTTAACTCCGGGTCTTTCGTAAGGTTTCCAATGATTGTAAGTTTGTTCATTTATTTACCCCTTCCTTTCAAGTGTCCTTTAATGGGTTTCCAGTTCTCCGTCTGCACAGTACCAATCTCTGTCAGGATTTTTGCAATGATCTATTCTGCATTCGCTCACAGTTTCGTTAGACAAACCATAAAATCTGTAATGCTTACAACCGTGATTGTATGATGCTCAACGATTTCCAGAATGTAGTAAGTTTCGCCCTCTTTAGCACCCCATTCCGGTTTCCCTTCTCCAAAGTCGAGAATGACGGTAACAATAAGTGTAGGATCATTTCTGGAATATCCGTTTCTCAATCCGATAATCGCATGATGACCTGATGCGAAACCATCAGCGTCAAGCAGGTTTATGTTCTGAAATCGTGTCCGGTAATATGGTTTGATTTCCCTGTATTCTTCCGCTTTCTCGCCCTTTACGATCATGTCAAACCACTGTTGAGTTCGGCGCATTTCTCTGCGGTTTCGTCAATCGCAATCAACGTGTCCGCTTCGTCGTTCTTCCACACGGAATAAAGTTTTCGCAACTGTTTGGCACTCACGTTTTGCCAACTCTTTTCAAGACCCGCCTGGCAAGCTGTTTTGTACGCTTGTCGTGTTCAATCTTCCGGCGTCCGACGTTCGCTTGATACCGTTCGGAATCCCGACCTGTTGCCCCGGTCAATGCGGCAACCCACACTTTCCGACCGTCCTTGCCGATCATGGAAAACTTTTTATTGACGTTCCACATGCCCATACAAGACAGGCGACCTTTGGCAATGCTTCTTTTGATTGTGCGAATATTCATTCTTACATTTCCCCTTTCAATCTTATTTTTTCCACGGCGGGACGGGTACGACGTTCACGGGCTTTTCTTTGCGGCAAATTGCCTTTAGAATTAAATCGACTTCCCACCACGCAAGACAAATTGTTTCGCCGTTCTGTGTCTTTTTCAGCCGTTCCAAAACGGTATCAAGACGGGCTTGATCTATCTTTGACAAATTCCCCAATTTTTCACCCCCGCACTTATTTAATTTAATCAGTTCGCTACATACCATTATAGCTAATAGACTACACAAGTCAACAAAAAAATTTGTCAATCGGCTTCAACTTCCCGGTCAGAGGTTCAAACATCTTTACAACCCCACCGACCTTGCCCGCTATCCTGTCCGCCGTTTTGTGATCCTCTATCCGGGCGGCGTCAAATTTGCTTTGCGACCACCGCAAGACCTTATTTTCTGTGTACGAGACAGCGACCAAGTAAGCGCCGCCCCGTTCCACAATAAACACTATTTTCTGATTCAACATTTCGCCCCTTTCTCTATTTCGTCCATAAATGCCCCTATTTTGCGTTTTAGCATCATAATGGGTATTTATTAAGCCAACACGCTACAAGTGGGTAAATGACCCCTTTTTGTGCGAAATACGACTATTTACGCAATCCCGCTTTCACTTGCCATGAAATCACGCATTTCGTTATTGAGGTCTTGCAGTATTTCCCCATTAACCCCGGAATAGTCCCGCTGTTCAAAGTCTGCCGCCGGAAGCGGTTTCCGTTTCGCCGCTGTCAATTCGTCTTCCCAACGGTTGTTGTTTAACCATGTCGCCGGGTAGGGAATAAACTGCCCGTTGTCCTTTGTCCATTGTTCCGATCCTTTTTGCCGTTCAATGGCTGTCAACATAGTCTGCAACAATTCGTCGGTTGGTTTCAGCTTGTCAAAGGCTTTTTTTGCTCCCGGCTTTGATACTTTTTTCGGGTATGCTTTCCAAAATCTTTCAAACCGTCCTTCGTGCGCTTTGCGCTTTTCGGTTTCGGATTCGGATTCGGATTCGGATTCGGATTCGGATTCTTTATGCGTGCGTGCGTAAGGCGGCAAGTTGCGGCAAGTTGCGGCGAGTTGCGGCGAGTTGTCGCATATTTCGTCCGCTTCGTCCGGCGTCGGGAATTTATGCCGGGAAACCCGCAAACGCTGATGTTCAGCCCATTTGTTGATGATTAAATACGGTTTGCCTTTGACCGTATAAAGGTTAATCAAACCGACTTCCGCAAGGCGTTCGACCGCCCGTTTGACTTCTGCCGTTTTGATTTCCCGCAAGGGAAACAGCCGACTTTTAACGACCATTTCCCTTGCGTCAAAACATCCGTAATCGTCTGCATTAACCAACAGGCGGTAAAACGTGATTTCCTCAAACGGGGTTAATCTGTTTATCCGTTCTGAATCGCATATAGACTCTTTAATAACCCTGTTCGGCATTTTCTCACTCCCCCGTTAAGTCAACTGTTGGACAATGTACGCAAGTTTGTCGGAAATAAATTTCAACAGGTCATTTGTCTGTTTCTGCTGTTCAAAAATCCTGTTGATTTGATAATTGCCGGAAAGCGTCCCGACTTTTTGTTTGAGGTCTTCGACGGGTTTTTCCGTTTCAGCTTCTTTCGTTTCAGCTTCTTTCAGTTGTTTCTTTACGTCTGCCCGATACCGTGCCGACACGCCCAACCGGGTATTTTCAACGTATTCGTCAAACGTTTCGGAATTGCGGATACGGTTAACGCTGTTTGTGGAAATCCCAAGGCTTGCGGCGGTTTCGCTTGTGCTTGCGTTGCCCTTAAGCATGAATTTAACGGCGGTATAGATTTCTTTCGTGATCTTCTTACGGGTAATCATAGATTCCGGCTTCCGTTCCGCTTCACGCCGAATTGCCATATTTTCACTCCATACTTTCCAACTCGGCGTCCTGCTAATGTTTGCCGCCGTGTTCCTTGAAATGCCGCAAATTGTTGCGACTTCAAGAAGGGTTTTCCCCGCCATTATGTGACCTTTGATTGCATTAAATTCCGTTTCTGTGATCCTGTTGTAAGTTGCCATTGCTCTTTACTTCCTTTCTTCATAAACGATTTTTGCCAAAGTATTTCATAAATTCTTCGTGGGTATGCCGTGCTTCAAAAGCGATTTGTGCAAGGCGTTTCAAGTGTTCGGCGGTTTCCCGGCATTTGTGGGCGCTTTTCTTTCCTTCCCTGTGGCACGAAATACCGCAAAGGTAAACGGTCAACCCGAATTTTTCCGACCACTTGCGGCACGCCCCGCCGAATACGTGATGTTCTTCAAGTCCCCGCATACCGCCGCACAAAAGGCACCTTGTAGCGTCTTTCTGAATGATTGATTTAGCCATGTGCAAGCCCTTTCGGGAAAACACCCGCCGGGAAGGAATAACGGGCGACTCTGCACGGCAAGCCGTTTCGATTTGTAACCGTTATCATTTCCCGGTTAACCTCGATTCCTGCTTTCTTCAATTCGTGGATACGGGACGCAAGGCGGCAACATCCCAATGCGTTAACCGCTTGCAATGTTGTTATCGACCCGTATTCGTTTATGAAATCAATAATCTGCATGATTTGTGACATTACTTTCCCCACCTTTCCATGAGTCGCTGTTCTTCCTTTTGGCTTAACGGGATCGTTAAACCCATTTGTTCACATTGATCCTTTAGCCAATCAATCAATTTTTGCATTGCTTCGACCGTATAGGTTGAACTGCCGAAATACAACGCACAAAGTTTTTTACCGGGGGAATCGTCGTCAAGGATTTCAAAAAGCCAACCTTCCCCCCGTGATTCCCAACAATGCCGCACTTCCTCAAGCTTGAACAGGTTGACAGGGGTTAACCAATGGGCGCCCGCCGCCTTGATTGCCATTTTGTAAACGTCCTTGTCCGAAAGCGGCGGGGTCATTGATTGACCGATCATTGCACACAGCGCCCAACAAAAGCTATTGGCGTTTAATGACCGTTTCTTTGACGCTTTCTTGATTTCAACGGATACGGGGAAGTCCTTCAAGGCGTCAAAGTCTTTTGAGAAGTCCGCCACGACCGTGACGGTTATATTTTGCGTTCCGTCACGGTTAAGGCTAAACCCCGTAAGTTTCCCGGTCATTTTTTCAGTTCAAACCCGTGCGGGTCGAAATTGCTATACATGGCGGCAATCATGTTTTCCGCTTCTGCCTGTGTAAACTCGGAAAGTTTTTTGTTGGGGATGATCCCGGCTTTGGTAAGCGCTTCAATCTGCTTTTTCCAAATCACGGTATTTTCTGCCGCTGAAATTTCACGGACAACCCGCAACGCTTCACGCTCTTTAGCGAGGTATTCAAGCACGGGGGAAGTGTTCGGCAGTTTGTCCGTCTTTTCGACCTGTCCCGGATTTGTTTTTTGCCGTTCCTGTGGTTTGGTCGGGGCGGTCGGCGTTTTCGCTCCCGGTTCTACTTCGTGGCTTTCGGAATCGGGGTCAATAAATTCTTCCGTCGGAATCATAAACATTTGGAAACAAGCGTATTTCAGACCGACCGCAAGCGCTTTGTTGCTTGCCTTGTCGCCGCTGTCCATTCCTTCACCGATAACCACGCAGGAAACGTTGCTTCCGTCCGGGGCATACATCGTATATTTGATCTTGAGGATCGAATAAAGAAGCGTCGTTTTCTTTTCGTTGTACTTCTTTTCGTTGATGTCCCAATATGATTTTGTGCTGACCCGTTCTTCCCGTGTCTGTTCAAGCACTTCGGGGACGATGAAAAGCCCAAGTTCCGACATTACCGGGTAAAGGGCGTTCATTACGGCGTCAATGCCCCGATACTTAAAGCCCTGTGTTTGATTAACGCTGTCTTTGCCGATTGCGCTAATCTTCCGC